GTCCTTCGGTGCCTTCTGGCGGTTTGGCAGCTTGTGCCGTGTCTTCAGCCGATGCACGAACGACTGCGAACAGCCGAGGGCGGCGGCGATCTCCGAGTAGGAGTCGCCGCGCGCCCACAGCCGATGCAGTGTGACAGCGCAGTAATCAACGGATCGTCCCTGCGGCATGTTATTCCTTCGCCAACGGCATGATGACGCCCGTGTTGTCGCCGCACCGCAGGACGACAGCCGACTCAGCGTCAACGACCTCGATGCTGACCGTCGGTTCTTCGTCGCCGTCAATGCCGCCGAGCCATTCAACGACGAAGGCGGGATCTAACTTGACGCCTGCCTTGGCACCAGCCTCGACGATGTCGCACGTCACGCTGGATTCGCCTTTCTCGGCGCTTTGACCGTGCAGCCAGATGCCGTCAGCACTGAAGGCGTACTCGACGCCACGGGACTCCTCCGACGAGCAGATTGCAGCCGCCCGAGTAGCAGCAAGAAGCGACGAGCGTTCCACGGTGGTAGACGCCACGTCACGCTCTGGCAGCACGTCACGCCATCGAGGAAATCTTCCTTCCATGAGCAATGCCGTGACCGTCGCCGTGCCGACAGTGGCGACGACTTCCTTGCCGGTCGCCTCGATCTGCACGCTGTCGTCGCCGGCCTGGTCCGCGAGCCGGGCAATGACCTGCATCACCCGAGCCGGCACCAGCGTCGTCGAGTTGTCCACCGCAAGGTCATGCTCGCACCTCACGCTAGACAACCTTCTGCCGTCTGTTGCAACGAACGTTACAACCTCGCCTTCAACCTCGATAAGCACGGCCCCGAGTGCGTAGCGGCTCGATTCAGCGTCTGCCGAGAAGACGACGCCACGCACCGCACGCACGAACTGGTCAGCCGGGAGCCTTGTGATGGGCTTCGTGCCAACCGGCTCCCACGTCGGATACTCTGCCGCATCCTCTGTGGGCAGCGTCCACGTCCCGCGTCCAGCCGTGACGACGCAGCTGCTGCCGTCAGGCGTCAGCGTGATCTCGTCGCCCGTGGTGCTCGACAGGATGGCGTGCAATCTGTCTTTCGGCAGTAGGAAATTGATGCCGGGGGGGGCGTCTATTTCCACGTCAATGCGGATCTCGCCGTCACTCCCAGACAGAACCCCGTCCGACAGGAGCACGTTCTGAAGAATGGGCCGCACGCTCTTTCCAGGCACTGCTGCCGCCACGGCGTTCAGTGCCGCCTTGAGTGCCGGTGCCGACAGGGTCGTGCCACCAGCCTTTGTCTTTCGTCGTTCCTTCGTTGCTGTCATCCTTTGATTCCTTTCGTAGAGAACATCCAACCAACACGCCAAGGGAAAACATTCCCGCAGCGATGATTTGTCCAACAGCGAGCATGGCGAGGTTTTCGGTGCTCACAGCCCCACCTCCGTGCGCTCAATCACGCTTGCCAGCCTGATGCAACGGTCAAGCGTGACTTCCAGCGTCTTCGCAGCCGTCTCAAGCAGAATCCTGTCGTCGTCGCTGACGTCGTCGTCCCACGCACGATCCATGAGCGCCTGCACAACGTCGGACGGTGCTGGGAGGTGGACGAAGCTCATGCGTCACCGCCTTCGCGCTGTGATTTGATGAACTCCATGACGTCCGCACCAAAGACGTAGACGCGATCTGCAAAGACAAACGCCTTCAAGCCCTTGCTCATGGCAAGGGAAACATCCTCTGAATCCCAGCCAAGACGGCTGACAAGCTCGTGGGCCGTGTACATGGCGTCAGCCACGACTGCACCTGGGTAGTAAATTCCAGTGGCTGGCTTCTTGCTCATGCGTCACCGCCAATCACGCGGATGGTGCGAGCCTCGCCGTCCTGCCAAGTAATCCAGCCCTTGCGCCGCATGGGCCGCAAGTGGCACATGACGCCGTTGGTCGTCCACTTGAACGCCTGGCCGATCTGGCGAATCGTCGGGCTGTACCCGTGGACGTTGATGTAGCCGGAAATCCAGTTGAGGACGTCCTGCTGACGGGGCGTGAGGGGCTGGCGTTCTGTTGCTGTGGTCATGTGTCCTCGTCCTTGAGTTTGATGGATGATGCAAGCGCGGCGACCGTGCCACCGCTTCGCTTTTCACGACGCCAGACGGCGTACTCAGAGTCGGTCATGGATCGATTGGAGTCCGACCGGAAGAATCTCCGCTTCGCTTGGTCAACAGGCGGCGCAGAACCCGGTGAACGTGCAGCCTCTCGGTGGGTGCCACCACGATCCTGGCACTTGCTCAACCACACTGTGGTCAGCCAGCGTCGCCAGTTCGATTTCTTTGCCTTCTTCTCGTGGGTCTTCAGCCACTGGGTGGCTTTAGCGAGTTCGACGGGAAGGTCAGCCGCCGGGTAAGCCTGTGACCATTCCGCATGGTCAGCGTCGGTGATTCCTTCCCAGCCTGATTCCGCAGACCACCGAAGCGGATCGGCTGGCTTTGACCTCGCTCGCGTAGCGGGCGTGGTCAGAGCACTACTAGGATTAGAGGTAGAAGGATTAAAGGAAGAAGGATATAAGGCGCAAACCGCAGTTTTTTTTAACGGCTCGCCGTGAAATTTCACGATTTCGCCTGTATCGGCCGCAGGAATGCCATTTGGCTGCTCTGACGGGTGGCAACGCTGGTGCTCGGTGAACGTGGGTATCTGTAGGTAGTTCTGCTCGCCGACACGGTAGGCGACGACGAAGCCGCGAGCCTCCAACTGGCCCAGCAGCGACACGATGTCGCAGTTGTCGTACGGGAAGAGTTCTGCCTTGATCCGCAGTGGGCGGCATTCCAGACGCCCCTGAGAGTCTGCGAGCGTCCACAGGCCGGCGAACAGCAGGCGTGCCATCGGCTCGCATTCTGCCAGGTACTCGTTCTTGAAGAACGACGGCTTGATGCTACGAGTTCGTGCCATCGTCGGCCTCCTCATCGCCTTCGTAAATGTCGCGCAATTGCTCGGAGATGATGTCTCTGAAAACAGCCCAGCTGTTTACGTGCTTGGCGAACTCAACCATTCGCTCAACGTCAATGCCAGCATCACGAGCCTCCTTCAGCAGCGCAATGCACCCGCCTTCATTTAGGTGGGCGCAGCGTCTGCGAAGAATTCCTCGAATGTAGAAAAGCCTTCCGACTCCAGGGTCGTTGTCATCTGCACGCATAACGCAACAGATTTTTGGAATCGACCAAAACGACGCGGACCTCTGCTCCGTGTCTTCCACAAATCCAGCAGCAATCAGCTTGTTGGCGGCACTCACAATTGCCTTGCATACAGGCTCGTATCCATATCTTTTCGACCAGCGACGCAGTTCGTCCTTGGCTTCGTCAGTCAGGCATGCGTTCGGTCCACTGCGAACTGATTCCAACCAAAGTCGCTCAAGCTGAGCCACCGCGTCTGACTCAATGTCAACTAGGGATAGGTGCCACTTGGCAATCAACTCAAGCTGCTGGCGTCGCTCTTGCAGCTGATCGGCCTGCGCACGGGCCTTGTTGATAGCAGCGGTTTCCGAAAGAGACCTATCTGATTTTCCAGCATTGCAAGCCTTGCAGGCTGTGATGAGGTTGAGGATTTCATTCTGTCCGCCATTGGCGACGGGCGTTATATGGTCAACCTCAAGCACCACGTCCGGTGCCTTCTGTCCGCAGTATTGACAAGTGAACGAGTCACGCTTGAACACTTCAAAGCGAACAGACTTTTTGATTTGCTGACGCGGCATAAACGCCTCCTTTCCATGCAGTTCACATACACCGCCCACAATCGACGCAATCTGGCAAAGTGGAATAAATGACATCTGTCGCAAGGCTGTATGCCTCGCTTGATTTAACGGCGTCGTCGTCGTTGTGGCAGTACCATCCGACAAGCAGTTGAAGGCGAGGTTTAAACTGTGAATACCAGACTTGATTCGCGCAGAACCGCTTTCCTGGGCGTGTAAAAATCTGCACTGCTTCATTCCTGAGGCTCGCCAGAAGCGGCTCTCGCTTGCAAAGTTCGGCAAACGCACGAACGTCTGACTTGCTCGCTGGAATCACGCACACCTCCACTCGCGTTCAGCACGCCCACTGCTACTCGTCACCACTCGTCCCGTCTCCACGATCCTGCCAGCCCGTGCAAGCTCGTTGATCCGCTTGCCGATCTGATGCGGCATCAGTCCACATCGAGCAGCGATGCCTGACGCCCCTGCTGGCCCGTGCGAAAGCGCCTCAAGGATCGCCGCGTGGTGCTCGCCTACGAACGTCTTGACGCTTTCGGCTGCGGCCTTGCTCGTCACCGGATCGGTGCGGCGAAACAGCGGCAGCGTGTCTTCGATGTCTGGCGTGATGTAGTGCGGCCTGTTCATTTGCGTGGCTCCAGATAGATGCCACGGGCAATGCACGACACGACCGACTTTGAGACACGCAGACGCTCGACGATGGCGCTCTGCTTCACGCCCTGGTCAAGCAGCTGCTTGACGCGATCGACTGGCACTGGCGGTCGTCCTGGCACAGTTCACCTCATTCCTGCGGCTTCGCTGAACACAATTCCGCTCAACGCCTGCGAAAGCGTTCCGAAAATTGCCGTCGTGTGGATACGCAGCCACGGGCTGATTGACTCAGCGTTGCTGAAAGCGACGACGTCCTTGCCGATGCTGTTGGCATAGAACACCTCCATCGCGGTGCCCCAGCTGGGCTCGTTGGCGTTGACGAGCACTAGGTCGCATTCGTCGATGGAGTCTTTGTCTAGGGAGACGATCTCTTCGGCAGCGCCCTCTTCTACGCCGCGATAGTCGTGCCGCATCGGGTCAACGCACTCAATGTCGTGGACGCCAAGAATGCCGGCGGCTTCGCTTCGCCAGCCTTTGCATTCAATGTCGAGGCGACCGTGAATCGGTCCTGCTAGGTAAATCTTCATCACGCTTCCTTTCGTGTGTATTGGCCGCGTGTCGTGCGGCACCCGGCTGCGTTACCCGAGGAGAAAGTCAGGCCGCAGCTGCGGCAGTTACTCGCCACCCATCCGCTGGGCGGCCAACGCTGCTCCGATGCAAGCAGCTACGGCAATGGCGTGCCGGTCGCTAATCTCCCGTGTACTGCGTGAACGGCGGACGTCTGGCATGCTCCTGCCGGCAGATTCGCTCGTACTTCTTCACCACCACCTCCAGCCAGCCAACGAAGTCGCTTCCAGAAAACGAACACGACTGATCGCCCGGCGGCTGCGAGGTGTTGGCAATCCGCTCTCGGTTTGCCGCCAGCCACTCCAGCACGTAGGCCACATGGCCAGGGTGAGACGTCTCGTTGCTCATGTCATGCCCTCTTTCGTTTTTGCAATCCTGTTCGTCTACCACTCGCCGCCGTAGCGGCTCCTCATCCGGTCGATGTACTCGTCCTCGCGCCCTGCCTTGAAAGCCGCCTGGGCGTGCTGATTGCCCGGCTTGACCACCAGTGGCGATCTGGCCGGCTCGTCAAGCACCTTGCCAATGTCCGTTTCCACCATGAGCGGATCGGCTTGGTCTTCACGGGCAAGGCGCTTTCGGGCTTCCTCGACAGTCTCACAGTCACGTCGAAACGTGGTCATGCTGGCACCTTCTCTCTGGATGCTGCCGCCTCAACTCGCAGCCTGTCGGCCTGCGCGAGCAGCCGATGTCCGAGTTCCTCGATACGCTGCGCCGCCTCAAGGACGGCGTCTGAAAACTCTGCGTGCCAACCAGCGGCGGGAACCAGCACGCCGCCAGACAACTTCACCATCGGATTGCCGCCGACAGTCTGCGGCTCGCCGTGCTGCACAAAGTAGCCCATGCCTTCTTTGTGGAAGTGGTGGTCACTTACGCTTGACTTGTACAGCTTCGTCATGCCGTCACCTCGTGCTCTGCCGCTTCGTGGGTGAACTCCGTGCCGTTGTCATCGGCGTTGATGAGGATTTCCGCCTTCGTCATCGCCAAGCCCACCAGTTCGTCGTGGACGTCTTTGGTGAACGTGCCGTCCTTCAGACGAGCGCCGATTCGGTCTCGGATCTTGTCCAAGTCCGCCAGGGTTTCAGCCGCGCTGACTGCCAACCGTGCCTTTCCGGCTGGGTCAGTGATTTCCGGTGCAGACGTTTTCGGCTGCTGAAGCACAACGCGAGACGGGGGGCGGTCATCACACTTGGGCCGGATCTCGACGGGCTGGCGTGGCGTTTCTGGAAACACTTCGCCGCGAAGCTCGTCAGGGTCATACGCTCCAACAGCGCCTTCCCATCCGATGCTTTTGAGTCCAGCCGTAATGGCTCGGCTGCGAAGCATCGCCTTCGGGAACTTGCTGTAGTTGTTATTGGACGCCAAGCCGGCACGCTTGGCGTCTTCCAGCGTGAACGTCTCAGTGTGTTTGTCGCCATTTGGATGGACGAGGTGAAGAACTGCCCTTGTCTCGTCCAAAACCTCAAACTGCGAGCGACCGCCAGCAGCCTTGAACCGAGCCAGCTGCGAATCGGCTGACTCAACTACCTTTCCCTTGACCATCGCCAGAGATCGGATGGCTCGCATCGGCTGCATGCCAAGCTCGTGGCCGGTCGCCGCTAACACGGCAAACTGCCACCCGGT